GCCAGTATCAGTTCGTTACAGGGGAAGGACGCTTCCATTTGAGCTTGCAGGCGTCGCATCGGCAGTGACGGTGATGATAGCTCACAGCAGCTTCTTCGCGAGTGCCTCGCGCTCGGCGAGGTTGGCGCAGAGTCGCGCCGCTGCGTCAGGGTGACGCTCCAGCCACTCGATCGCGGTTGCTTCAGCGCGACGCTCGGCGACGTCGGGCCGCGCGCGGTAGGTCCGCTGGTAGTCGTTCCACGCGAGCTTGCACGGCTCGCACCGGCAGCCTTGAGCGTGACGTGCCGTCGTGCCGTGGTCCTTCAGAACCTTCGGGCGACCGCGACGATTGTCATTATTGGATAGTGGCATATTGATAACCTGTCACCGTGCTGGTGTGTCTGTCAAGCTGGAAGCAATTCGGAAGGGATTGAAGGGCACTTTACAGTGTGTTCGTCTGAGGAAAGATAGTCACTATTATATAGGCATATATCAATCCTCTCCTAGATACTACCGATCGGTCAAAAGATCCATGTCGGTAAACTCGTGAGGTTCGAACTCATCGCCGAGCTTGACGAAGCTGTCGAGCCCGAGGTAGTGTTGAAGAATCAGCACACGATGTGCTCCCCAATAACCCATCGAGGTACTCAGACATGAACTAAACCATTGCGAGGTAAGGAGATTGGCAGGTAAGCCACGAGTCAAGAGAGTAATCGAGGATCTCACCGCGCTCGCTGTGGCCGAGCTTGACGGTGAGATCGACGAGCCGACAGCGCTCGACTACGCTGTGCACTGGCACGAGGGCGGCGGCACGATGATTGGCCTCGCGCTCAAGCTGCAGAACGAGAGCGCTGCCGGGAAGCTCGGCGCGTATGATCCGATCCTCGACGCTGGTGGGCTCGCGAGGATGCTGCGAAGACGCTTCGACTCGGCAACGGTCGATGAGGTGCTAGGTCGGGCGCGCGCACGCGGTTCTATAGCGCAGGTTGAGCAGACGCATGTCATCGCCGACGAGGCTGTCACATCGAGCGAGGATGCCGCCAGAGCCCGCAATCGCATCGGAACAAGGCAGTGGGCAGCCGAGCGCCTCGATCGTGGCACGTTCGGGCAGCAACGAGGCCCGAGCGTAGCGGTGCAGATCAACATGGGTCAAGCTCACATCGATGCGTTGCGTCGTCGAGTCGTCCCAACAACCGTGCCAGCGCAAATGCAATCGTTACAATCGGGTGATGTAACAGATGCCGAGGTGATTGTAACAGTTGCTGATGAGCTTGACGTGGCAATCGAGTAAGGGTTACACTACCTAACTCGATGAGTACATTGGAGTTAGGTGGATGCGGTGCATGTAATGAAGGTTATGTAAACCTAGCACGATAATCAGCCTAACTCGTTGGCATGACAGGAGTTACGTGGTGTCAACAAGCATCATGCCACGCTAGCCCAACAACTCCTGTGCCAGCAAAACGGCACGATTCTTGGGTGCAGCGCTCCCCGAATTGAGCCCCCCCTTCGATGTGAAGACCCCGTCATCAGTGCCGGGCCTAGTAGTGAGAGATCGGCGCTCTATACCGCTGAAAGTTCCGCGTCGACCCCCCGACGTCTTTCTGTATCACCCGAGCAAAGGAGTCCCCTTAGCCGATTTCACGCACCACGACAGATGGAGTACACACCTGTGCTAGTCTCCAAGCTCATCGCGGCCCGTTTAGCATACGGCGTAGACCGCGCTGTCCAGGCCAATCTCGCCGTTCCCGCCACCGTCGTCGCCTGGGAACTCGCGACCGACGCCACGAAAGTAACGTGGCTCCGCTACATCACCGTGTACAACGAGGCGGGCACCGTCCCGACGCTCGGCTCCGACGTGCATCGCACCTCGGCGTTCTCGGCGCTTATGAGAGTGCTCATCCCGGCGATTCTCCCTGGCAACGTGCTCGGGCGGGTGAAGACGTACGCCGTCTCGCCGACCACGACCACGAAGGCGGTTGCTGGTACGCAGCAACTGACGATCACCACGCCGCTCGACGCCGATGGTAACGCGGCGACCGGCACCTACACCTACGCCTCAAGCAACACGAACAAGGCGACGGTCAATGCGTCCGGCCTGATCACTGCTGTCCAGAGCGGCTCGGCGACGGTCACCGTCACTGAGGTCAACAGCGGCGTCACGCACACCTGCGTTGTGACGGTTTCCTAATGCGTAAACAGGAAACAGTCTCGATGGTGTTCCCCGGATCAGCGGCAGTGGCGCCGCTGTTCGTGGACTTCGCCCCACACATGCAGATCTCGCGCATCGTCGTCGCTCCAGCGGCGGCGCTGCCCGCGACGGCCACCATCAAGGTCGGCATCCTCAAGCCCGCCGGTGACCCGACGGCGATCGCCGACTACTACATCATCGCTTCGCTCACCGCAGGCGGCACCGTCGAAGTTGCTGGCGGCCATCTCGCGGTGTGGGGGCTCTCGGGCGGAACCGGCGGCACCGTCCTCGTCACCATTTGTGGAGATCGGATCGGCGGCAAGTAGTTCGTGACTGTCCCCGCTGACTTCGTCAATCCGTTCGATGACTTCGTCGTACAGTACGCGGACAACTGGCCGCTGCTCGTGCGCGAAGTCCTCGGTGCTGACCCCGACGTATTCCAAGAAGAGATCCTTCTTGCCGTACAGCGAGGTGAGAGACGGATCAGCGTAGTCAGTGGGCACGGTGTCGGGAAGACCACCGTGCTCGCGTGGTGCTGCGTCTGCACGATCCTCACGCGGTTTCCAATGAAGACCGTGTGCACGGCACCAACCAGCGGCCAACTCTTCAATGCGTTGTACGCCGAGGTGGTGAAGTGGATCACGAAGCTCTCGCCCGCTGCCCAGGATCTGATAGAAGTTCAAAGCGAGCGGATCTTCCTGAAGATTGCCCCGCAAGAGAGCTACATCGCCTTCGAGACGTCCCGCCCTGAGAAGCCTGAAGCGCTCGCGGGAGTCCACTCTGACGGCTTTGTCCTGCTCATTGCCGACGAAGCATCGGGTGTTCCGGCGCTCATCTTCGAAGCGGCGTCTGGTTCCATGTCGGGCCACAACGCGACAACCCTCCTCGCCGGAAACCCGGTGCGCGTCACCGGCCTGTTCTACGATACGCACCACAAGCTGCAGGACATGTGGAAGACCTTCCGCATCTCGTGCGTGAATCACCCGCGCGTCTCGCCCGACTTCGTCGAGCAGATGGCCCGACAGTACGGACGCGACAGCAACCAGTTTAGAGTTCGTGTATTGGGGCTGTTCCCCGTCGGCGACTCCGACATGATCATCCCGCGCGAGCTTGCCGAGGGCGCGCTGCATCGAGTCGTCGTGTCGACCAACATGCCGCGCATTTGGGGCGTCGACTGCGCGCGCGGCGGCGGCGACGACTCAGCGCTGGCGAAGCGCTTCGGCAACACGATGCCCGATCCGGTCGAGGTGCGCGACTACGACGACACGATGCGCGTCACCGGCTGGGTGAAGAACGAGTGGGACAACACACCGGACGAGGAGAAGCCCGAGGCGATCGTGGTCGATTGCATCGGCATCGGCGCAGGCGTGGCCGATCGACTGACGGAGCTTGGTCTGCCGATCATCGCCTGCAACGTCTCCGAGACGCCCGCATTCAAGAACGCGAAAGTCTACAAGAACGTGCGCGCGGAGTTGTGGTGGAAGGGGCTCGCGTGGCTCGAAGCGCGCAACTGCTTCCTGAACGACCCGGAATTGATCGAAGAGCTTGTGAACGTGAAGAAGGACTACGCGAGCGATGGTCGGCTGCTGGCGGAAGGCAAGAAGCTCCTGAAGAAACGCGGCCTCCCCTCGCCGAACCGCGCCGACGCCTTCTTGCTCACGCTGCTCGACGACGCGGCGGCGATGGGCAGCACGACCGGCGCCTTCAAGCGCACCGATTGGAAGAAGCCACTTTCCAGACGCTTAAAAGGACTCTAATGGACCCGATTCAGCTATTGGTCGCCTGCTCCTTCGCCGCTGTGTTCATGTTCGCGCTCGGCATCGAGATCGGGATGAAGATCGGCACGCGGCTCGGACGCCTGGAGCGCAAGCCATGACGCTGCCGCCGCTCCCGGCGTGCTTCTTCTCGTCGCTCGGCCCCCTCAAGGTCGTGTTCCTCGGCGTGAAGGCCGCGCGCAAGATGTGCGGCAAGTTCTCGTTTGTGAAGCGCACGATCTCGATTGCGCCCGCGATGGACCTAAAGGCGCAGTGGATGACCCTCTGGCACGAGGCGACGCACGCGGCCCTCGCCGACAGCGGCGCGAACAACGTGCTGACCCACGAGCAGGCCGAAGCGATCTGCGACGCGATGGGCAACTACCTCGCCGCCATGATGGTAGCCGGTTGGCTCACCGTCACCGTACCGCACGACACCGTAAAGGAACTCTAATGGGCGTCAAGTACCGTTTCAACGACAACGACACGCCGCCCATCCCGAAGCCGGAAGGGAAGAAGCGTCGCGGCAACGGCAAGCGCATGAGCGAGGACGAGCTTCAGCGCATCATGTCGGGGCTAATCTCCGACGCGCAGACGCTCTCGATCAACGAGTTGTCCGACGCGCGCATCACCGCGACCGAATACTACAAGGGCGACCCACTCGGCAACGAGGAAGAGGGCCGCTCGCAGTTTGTCGTCACGGAAGTACGCGATCAGGTGCTCGGCGTCAAGCCTTCCCTGCTCCGCATCTTCCTCGCGCCGGACCCGATCGTCGAGTTCATGCCGACGACCGAGAAGGGTGTCCCGGCGGCGAAGCAGGCGACCGACTACTGCAACTTCGTGTTCACGCATCAGAACCCTGGTTACCGATTACTCAACGACGTGCTCGACGACGGGCTCATCCGTCGCTACGGCATCTTCAAGTGGGCGTGGGAAGAGGGCGAGGTCATCGCGCACTGCGACGAGGATCTCACGCTCGACGAGCTATTCGCGCTCGTGGCGAAGGACGAAGTCACGCCGACGCACATCAGCGACAACGGGAAGAGCGGCGACGAGTACCGCGCGACCGTCGAGTACACGATGGACAAAGAGGGATACGTTCGCCTCGGCGCCGTGCCCCAGGAAGAGTTCTTCTTCGACCGCGAGGCCAACGACATCGAGCACGCCACGATGGTCGGCCACGGGCGGAACCTCAGCCGAGGTGAGTTGATCGCGATCGGCGTGAGCGCGGAAGACATCGACGCGCACGGCGGCAAGCTCACCACGCTGTCGCAGTCTGCCGACGAGATGGAGCGCCAGGAGAACAGCACACCGAACGTCGGCGAGAATCCCGACGGCGGCGAGGCGAACGAGTTGCACCTCTACTGCGAGACGTACACGATGGTCGACGTCGATGGCGACGGACGCCGCGAGCTTCGCAAGATCTGCACGCTCGGCCCGGCGTTCTACGTCGTCTACAACAAGCCGTGCTCCGACCGACCGTTCTCGTTGTTCACACCCATTCCCGAGGCGCACGCGCTGATCGGGCTCGGGCTGTCGGACCTTGTGATGGATCTCCAATACGTGAAGACGAATACCGTTCGCGGTATCCTCGACTCGTTCGCGCTCTCGATCTATCCGAGGGTCGCCTTCATCGAAGGGCAGGCCAGTGTCGAGGATGTGCTGAACACCGAGATCGGCGCACCGATCCGCACGAAGAGCGAGAACGCGGTCCAGAGCTTCTCGCACAACTTCACCGGCCAGGGCGCGATGCCGCTGGTCGAGTACTTCGATCAGATCGGCGAGAACCGCACCGGCAGGAACAAGGGCGCGATGTCGCTCGATGCGGACGCGCTGCAGTCAAGCTCGCCGGGAGCGGTCGCCGCAGCCCTCAGCGCAGCCCAAGAGCGCACGGAGTTCATCGCGCGCATGTTCGCCGAGCAAGCGCTGAAGCCGATGTTCATGGGCATCTACCGGCTTCTCGTGAAGCACAAGCCGAAGGCGTCGCTGATGAAGCTGCGCGGCGAGTACATCCAAGTCGACATCGCGGAGTGGGACGCTGACTTCTCCTGCTACGTGAAGGTCGGCCTGGGCACGAGCCTGCCGGAACAACGGATCGCGCTCATCGAGAAGATCGCGGCGAAGCAAGAGATGATCATGTCGACCGAGGGCGGCGACAACCCGCTGTGCGGTGTCGGCGAGCTTCGGCACAGCTACGCGCGCATGCTGGAGTTGTCCGGCGAGCACGACGTGTCGAGCTACTTCAAGAGCATCCCGCCGAACTACCAGCCGCCGCAGCCGCCGCCGCCGCCGCCGACGCCCGAAGAGACGACCGCGAAGGCGATGCTGGAGATCGAGCGCATGAAGGCAGTGAAGGACATCGCGATCAAGCAGGCCGAGCTAGACCTGAAGACGCGCACGCAGGAGTTCAATGAGAGTTTCCAGATTGCGAAGCTCGCACAGGACTCGACGCTCAAGCGCTACCAGATCGATTCGCAGTTCGACGCGCAGCACACGCAACTGATGGAGCAACTCGACGCGCAGTCCGACGTGGAGTCGATCAAGGCGATCATCGCCGGGCAGAAGCTGGTCCATGCCGAGCGGGCGTCGGCGCGACAGACCGCGCAGGCTGAGGCGGCGCGGCAGCACGAGGCCGAACAGAACGACGCCGATCGCATGCACGAGGCGGGGATGCAAGCTGCCGGGCACGAACACGAGCAGGCATTGCAGGACAGTGCGCCAGTGGCGCAGGGGGAGTAAGTGATCAATCCCGACCTCAGTGTAGCGAAGTCGATGAAGGAGACGGACGAAGAGAAGGCTGCTCGGCTCGAAGCCGAGCGGCAGTGCGCGGAAGACGGCGCGAAGATGGAAGAGATCCTCAATGAGCCTTTGATCAAGAGGGCCTTTGCGGATCTCGGGAAGGATTACTACGCAGCCTTCCTCAAAGCCGACACGGCGCCGAAGAGGCGCGAAGCGTGGGCCAAGTCAAAGGCCCTGTACGATCTGGCAAAGGAACTTCGATCGGTCCTCGACCGGGGACGGATGGCGAAGCACGCCCGCCAGATACGGCAGCAGCAACAAGAAGCTGCCGAGCGACGCCAGAAGCGTCGTGGGTCTTGACGAAGTTCGCCAGGAGAACACATCTTAAATGTCACAGAATGCAGGCGGGAAACAGGCAGACCTCTCGGATAACCATTCCGACGGCGGCCTGTCCGTCAACGAAGCACAGGCTCAGATTGAAGCTCTTCTCGGTGGTGATGACGAGGACACAGAGACTTCTACAGCCAAACCCGCGAAGGGTGTCGTCCCTCCGAACAGCGAGGATGACGATGAGTACGAGCCCACAGCGGACGACGTTGGTGAACCGACGCTCGACGAAGACGAGCAGGGCACCGACGAAGAGGACGACGAGCAAGTAGTCGAGGAAGACGACGACGCTCCAGCACCTGCCGGTCGCTTGCACACGACGAAAGTCGACGGCGAAGACGTTCAGGTAACGCTTCAGGAAGCGCTCGCGGGATACTCGCGAAACTCATCGTTCACCAAGAAATCTCAGGCCCTCGCCGAAGAGAAGCGACAGCACAGCGTCGCGGTAGCTGCGAAGGAAGCCGAGATTCGAGCCAGCCAGGAGCATTACGTCGCGCAGTTGGCGGTGTTAGAGAAAGCTCTTGCAACGCCCGAGCCGGATTGGGCCGCAGTGCAACGCGACAATCCGAGCGAGTTTGCGAACCTGCACGCTGCATGGAGAATCCATCAGGATAACCTCCAGAACATCCGGCAGGAGCAAGCGACAGAACGAGCCAAGCTCGCGCAGAAGTACCAGGGCGAGCACATCGAGCTAGTGAAGGCCGAACGTGCGAAGCTGATCGAAGCCGTCCCGCTGTGGGGCGACAAGACAGAGAAGGGCGCCACGTTCCGCAAAGCGCTGCTCGACTTCGGAGTCACCCAAGGCTTCGACGCGCAGGAACTCAACAGCGTGGCCGATCACCGCGCATTGAAGATCTTGCATAAGGCTTTTCTGCACGACCAAGCCCTAGCCGAGAAGGGCAAGATCACGGCGAAGGGGAAAGCGAAGGTCGAGGCGTTGAAGACCATCGTGCCGGGAACGGCGCGACAGGGCACTCGCAAGCCGCAGACCGTAGTGCAAAAGGCAAAGGCTAAGCTGCAGAAGAGTGGCAACGTCAGAGACGCTGCTGCTGCTCTCGAAGCGATGATGTAGTGCTGGGGAGATACCCCACCCATCCCGCTTCTACCGGGAACCTAAACAAGTGAGCGCAATCAACAACACGTTCGTCTCCGATAACACCATCGGAATCCGAGAGGACATCTCGGACGTCATCAGCAACATCTCGCCGACCATGACGCCGTTTATCACGGCTGCGGGCATGGGTCCGAAAGCGAAGCAGACCCGCTTCGATTGGCAGCTTGACGCGCTGGATGCCGCGAGCACCAACCACTACCCCGAGGGCGACGACGTCACCTTCGACTCGATCACCGCGACCTCGAAAGTGTCGAACATGGTTCAGATCAGCCGAAAGGCGTTCTTGATCTCCGACACGGACGAAGAGGTCGACAAGGCTGGTCGTAAGAGCGAACTGGCCTACCAGATCGCCAAGCGCGGCAAGGAACTGAAGCGCGACGTCGAGTTCATCTGCTTGTCGAGCAATCAGCCCGCCGTGGCTACCGGCACCCGTAAGACTGCGTCGATGCTCGCCATCGTTCGCACGAACGTGGTCGACGGTGGTGGAGCAGCGGCTGATCCGGCTGCGCCGACCAACGGTCTGTATCTCGGCACCCGTACCTCGGGCACCGACACGACCTTCAGCGAATCCCGTTTCAAGGACGCTGTTTCACAGATGTATCTGTCCGGTGGAGACGTTGACGGCGCCGTCGTCATGCTGCACCCGACGCAGAAGCAGATCTTCAGCACGTTCCAGGGTATCGCCACGCAGACGAAGTCCGTCGGCTCTGGCGCTGCGACTGTGATCGGCGCGGTCGATGTGTACGTGTCCGATTTCGGGACGCTTTCTGCGACGCCAAATCGCTTTAGCCGGAACCGCGATGCGTGGATTCTCGACTTCAGCCTGATCCGCCTCAAGGATCTGCGCCCGTACAAGGTCGTGAACCTCGCGAAGACCGGCGACGCCGAGAAGAAGTTCCTGCGGCGCGAGTGGGGTCTTCAGGTGGACAACGAAGCGGGCCTCGCGCTCGTCACGGATTGCAACCCGACTCCGTAATCTGACTTCGAGCGGTGACACGACCTGAAATCGTGTCCCGCTCACTTCAGAGTTGTCTAATTCACGCACCACACCGCCGAGAACAGCCATGCATCGAGTCTACATCTGGTTGTTCTCGGCGCTCCTCGTTTGGGGCGTCCTCGCCCAAGTCAGTGTGTCACACCTCAGTGTTGAAGCGCGCCTCGCTCGTCAGACGACAGCCCAGGCCCTCAAAGATGCCACTCTCGCAGCGTCAGCAGCGGCGAGCGCGCAACACGAGGCTTCCACCGCACGCATCGAGCGCGACTCTGCAATCGCACGCGCCGCCCTCCAGACAGCCCATTCCGCCCGTCTGCGCACCAGCTACCACGTCGCGGTCGTATCCGCCCCCGACACATGCAGGTCGGTTGTCGTCCTCGCCGACTCTGCTCTGGCCGCAGCCGATGGCGTGACCGTGCAGCTTCGCGCTGCCCTCTCCGCATCACAGAACGGTGAACGAGCCCTCCAGACTGCAGTCGACACTTTGCTACCGGCTTTGCAGCATCTGCGCAGCGCGTCGTCCACGCTCGTAAGAACCGTCAACACGCAGGCTCACAGATCTCTCATGTCAAAGCTGCTCCCACACCTCGGTGCGGGCATCGCTGTCGGGGTGGATGGAGTCGGAGCGCCACACCTCATCACGGGCATCACACTCGGGTGGTCATTCTAATGTCTCTCAAGGTACTGACGCAGGATCGCAGCGGACCAATGGTCGAGACGTTCCACTTCGACGTCGACAACGACCGCCTCGTGATCGAGAACTCGCAGAACGTCGCGCCCATCCTCGACGACAACAAAATGTTCATGTGCGATGCGAATACCGCTTGGGGTGACGTCAACCGCGTCGCCTCGATCCCAATGTCGATGCTGCCGGATCTCCAGAAGCGCGGCATCATGGACATGGGTGGGCGCATCCTCGATATGAAAGCGCTCAAGCGCTTCCTGAACGACCGTGAGAACCTCTGGCTGCGCACTCGACCGGGGCACATCTAAATGATCTCGACCTACGCCAACCTGCAGACGGAGATCGCCAACATGCTGAATCGCCCCGACCTCGTCGCGTCGGGCGATTGCGCGTTGTTCATCCAACTCGCCGAGGCTCAGATGAAGCGCGAGCTTCGGAAGGTCGTGGCGGTCGAGGCGTTTACGTTCACCACCGGCACAAGCTCCAAGGCGCTCCCGGCGACGCTCAGTGAGTTCCGCTCGATCGCGCCAGCGGTCAGCGTCGATCGCCCGCGCGGCGGCAAGGCGCTCGTCGGGCTCACCTGGGAAGAGTTCGTGGAAAAGAGGGCCAACCTCGCCGAGACGGGCACGCCTGCGTTCTACACGATCCTCGACCAGACCATCTACGTCTGCCCGGCGCCGATCGACGAGGCGCTCGACTTCACGATCACGAGCTTCAGCGCGCTGGTGAGCGTGACCTTGTCGACGACTCTGCTGCTCGAAGCGCCCGACCTCTACCTCTACGGTCCTCTCGTGCACAGCGCTCTGTTCTTGGAGCACGATGAGCGGCTGTCGAATTGGGCGGGCCTCTTCACGGACGCGGTGACGTCACTGAACGAGAAGCGGCAGCGCGAGGAGTTCGGCACCGGCATCCGGCGCGCACGTCTGCCCCGGCAGTTTGCGGGCGGCGGGAGGGTGATCTAGTGGCTGCCGACAACTTCCAGCTTGGCCGCCACGAAGCGCAGATCGAGTCGCTCG